AACTTTTTCACTTACATCTTCTGAAAAGGAAATGGAAATTTCTGATGATATCTGCTTGCGGAGTGTAATAGCTATAAATGATTTATCCGTAATTGTCAGATTATCAACAATTGAACTATCTTCATTTAATAGGTTTTCTTTTAATATATTATAAAAAACTTTTACAAAATCTGAATTGTAAACAGCATTATCAATAGCAGCAGATAGTATATTTTTTTGCTGTTTTGCGTCTATTTCCTTAAAGGTTAAATATTTTCCAAGTGATGGGATCCAGATATTAACCTTAAAGGCTTCTGATGCACTATTAAGAGCAGCAAATGCATCATTAAAGGATAAAATATTAGTTTCTTCGCTCATATTTCATTATTTAGGAGGGGTATCACCAAATTCAACAGCTAAATCCTCCAAAGCACTCGAAGATTTTTTGTCTATTGATTCATAATCATAAGAAGATTCATCTTTTTCTGTTTTTTTACTTTCTTCTATGATTGATAAATGTATTTTTCTTTCAGATGGTGATAGATTTAAGATATATTCCGGTGAAATTCCTTCTTTTCCCATATAATAAATCTCCTGATAGATGGATTTTATGTCATATGAGAAAAAAAGTCTTATAAAATCAATGAAATTCAGGGAATAAAAATTGAAATTATATCCGTTAAAGGTAGAAACTTCCCATAAATCATATTTCATTATAAATTTTAATACTCCTAGTACTCTTTCTTGTGTTTTTTTTATCAAAGAAGCTGATAATTTTTCAATTAATGTGATTTTTTCTTGTGATTTATATGTTGAAAATGGTATTTTCTTATCTTTATAATTTATATTTTCTACAAATTCTTGAAAACTTTCCGCAAATGTTTGGTATTGTGAGGTTTTTTCTTTTAATAACTTTTGAAATAATGTTATAGAATGGGTCATAGGCCATCCAATTTTGACCTGTATCTCGTTTTCTTCGACAATATCATCAAATAGTGCTTCTGTAGAACAAACATATAGATTTTTTAAAAAATTATTTAAATTTATTTTTGTTTTTACCTTTGAAACATCTTTGTTTTTAGATTCTGATATTAATTCTATAACACTACCAATACTGATTATTCTTAGTTTTGTTACAAATAAAACATAATCAATTATATTGATGTCATTTAATTGATCGGGTTCCTCCAAACAATTTTTAATAGTTTTTAAAACAAAACAATGATAATCTAAATGATTATTGTTATCACTCGGAAAAGACAAATTAGCTTTTGCTAAAGCGATCTGTTCTCTGGTCTTGAGTTCTCTAAATTTTATAATTTTTTTAGAGAATGGTAGTTCTGTACTATAATTAAAGAAATCCACTTAAAAACTTAAGGGGATGATATCAATTGTCCAGTATTTGCATCGAGTATTCCGTAATTGTCATAAACAAATTCAACATTACTGAATCTCATACCTTCTTCTTGATAAGAATATTCCTCTGATGGTATAAAAACCGGAGCAACATTATAAAATCTATATATTTTTCTAACACCCATAGGTGAATATGTTCCTGTTTTTGCCATCATTACAACATCCAACCGTTTGGCTTTTACATATTTTGGAGAGTTTTCCTCTCTGGCTACTAAACCATTATAACCAACAGCAATTGTCCAAGGTCTTAATATTAAATCCAAAAATGATGCATTGGTTTCTAGCATTGTTATTGACAATTTTTCATATTTTTGTCTATTAGAAGCCGTTGCAGGTGCCTGAAATCCACCATAATTCAAACCATCATTACCTGCTTCTATTCTCTCTGATGGTAAATTTACTTGTCGAGCAAAAGCACAACCCATCAAATTTTCATTTGAATATTGAAGTTTTGCGTCGAGCAAATATCTTGTTACATCAGTATTGTACTGAAAATGTGAACCAATTTCTCTATTATTTAGAGTATCTTGTAAAGTACCCATAAGGGCGTTTACAGTACTAAAATCAAAATATAAAAACCATTGACTTGCTAAAGCAAGAGAAGTAGGCCATTCACCTAAAAGATTTAGGTAATAAGCATAAGGACTTTGTTCGGAAGGCATAAAACTAATTATGCCAAAAGGCTAGATTATCTTGAAAGTCTCCAATATTGATAAGCAATTGTTACTTCCTGTTCGATAATTTCACCCGATGTTGTAACATCAAGAGCTAAAGCTCCAACTTGCTGAACCCATGCACCGAAAAGTGTATATGTTCTAAGGGGATTACCATTTTTATCAATAAGAACTATAACAATCTGATTCGACGCATCCTTAGAAGGAACATTATAAGCACCTGTGCTTGTGGAATCATCGAATACGGAAGATTGCCAATCTTCAAATTTTCTACGAATCGAAAGATTTTGAGGAATACGGAATTTAACAGTCCAACCCTCACTACCGGGATAATTCACAGTACCGGGTACGTTGAATTTCAGTCCCATAAAAGGAACCTGAACATTGGTAATTGCCTTTGCAGGAAGCTGTGCTGTTGTAAGATAAAGAAGCTCATCGCTTGTAAATCTAACACCACCCAATGAAACTACTCTGAATAAATTCTGACGAGCAAAGTCATTGGTTGCTGCTGTGTTGTAGAAGTTTTCGATTCCGTATGTGTCTAGTATTCCGCTCATATATTATATTTATACTTATAGTTGTCCTTGTCCGATTAATTCATTGAAATCAACACCAGTTTGTGTTGCAATGAAGTCACAGAGGATGAATTCTGCGGCTCTTACGGGTTGGATATATATTGCAACTCTCAATTCGTTATTATCAATAACAGAAGGTGTGTTGTTTCTATTATCACAGACAATTGTGTAATCATATAGACCCTGACCAATCTTTGCCTTATCAAACAGAGGGGTTAGAGAACCAACCAAACGCTGTTGTGTTGAGAAGGTGTTTGGTTCAAATACAAAGTATTTGAGCAATGCTTGTGTTGACTTTTCAAGTGTTAAGAAAAGTCTACGAACATTGAGTCTATCGAAAGCAGAAGGCTTGCTATAAAGTGTCTTCTGTCCATAGATTACAAAACCATCGTTCGGGAAGAATGCTATTGGGTTTATGTTAATCTTATAGAGAAGATCTCTCTGTTTTTGAGTTGGGTTGATTGCTAAATCTTTAACATTGGAAATTGCACCATGATTAAATCCAGCAACTGGTGTCCAAGGATATGCATTCTGTGATGTAGAAGCAATATTTGCTGCAACATAACCAGAAGCGGGTAACCATACATCAGTATCGGAGAAAACATCACGATATTTTATCCAGTTACCATAGACAGTAGTATAGCTACTTTGTCCGAGACTGCCAGTAAGATTTTTAACAGGCCAGTAGATATCATCAGAGAAAACGAAATCTTTAGAATCAGAAACTTTACCATTTGCACCTTGTACAAAGATATGACGAAGAGGATCAGCAATAAAGACATGATCTTTTCTAGAATCTGTTGCAAGAGATACAAACTGGCTTGCTATATCACTATAATATGAACCAGCACCTGTTAATGATGTTGTTGTACTGGTGTTAGTAATATTACCAAGATCAACATTAAAGTTTTCATCATAGATTGCGGCTTTACCAGTTTCAGACAAAGCTTTTGCACTCGCCCATATTGTTCCAAGACCAGCTTCTGCAACAACATCAATATTGATAGTATCAGTATTTTGAAGTTGATTTAGAATTCTCTTGAGTTTGAGGGGGACATTACCAACAACCTTGGAATTCGTATCGGTATCTGATAGATAAACACCAGAAGCATAAAGATTTTTTGCGGAATCGCTAATTCTTACGGATTTTGTTGGTAAACCATTAGAATCTGTCCATGCCCCAACCTGTGAAATATAAGGATTGGTTACGATCTTGAGATTGTTTGATTTTTTATCAACAACATTATCGAGGAAGAATGTTGTTGGTGTACCACCATTTGGATTGTTTTGTGTTCTGTTTGCGTATAAAGAACCTGCATATCCTTCTGATATGGTGTAATCGAGAGTTACTGTATCTTGGTTATATGTTGAACTTCTAATTTTGAAAAGAACAACAATCAAGCTGTCATTAAAGGAGTTAGAAGAGAAATCATAACCAGTTGGATAAGTTTCAAGAATTTGAGAAATGCTACTCTTACCAAAAGAATCGGAAGTGGCAGAAAGAGCAAAATTGAAACGTGATGTTGGAACAACCGAAAGGTTTTGACTGTTTCCATTATTTGAGGTTACGGTTTTTACACCAGTAACAGCATTGTAATTGGTTGATGGGTTGATATTTAGATTATCAGTAATACCAACATAATAACCTTCATAAATATCATTTATGCTGGTTTTTGATTCATTGACAACTATCAAACCAGCAGCAGTTAATGAATTATATCCTGTGATTTGTGGTATATTGTATGCACTGGTTGTTTGATTTCTTGTATAAAAAGATACTGTAGAGAGAGATAAAGTTAAAGGTGTTATAGCAGAAATATCAGTTGCTGAATTAACTAATGGGTTACTGGTATAAAAACTATCTAAACTCTGTGGGTTTCCAACATTAACTGATGATGTACCAACATTAATACTTGAAAGAGCGAAAGGACTTGTTGCCCATTTCAGATCGTTTTTAGTTAAAGAATTATATTCATCTTCACTTAACAGAACCGATGTTGGCTCTAATAAAGAATAACTTGATGCTGCTGAGAATGTGGTAGCATCTGTGGAAATAGGATAAACCAATACGCTATATGAATTAGCATAACCACTACCGAGACCATCACCATAGGGAAGTCTATTAACCAATAGATTTGCGGGAGATGTGTTTAAAATCTGACGAGCGGAATGATAGAGATATCTTTCTGCTCCGTTTGTTGGAGTACCAAAAACTTGTTCATATTCACTAATGCTTGTGATGTTTGTAAATTCTTCTGTTGGTCCTTGTGGAGCAAAACCTGTGATAAGTACATCGGTTGCTCCAATTGGTCGAGAAATTACACTAAGATCAACTTCGTTGATTTGAACACCGGGTGAGGTTATGGATAATGTTGACATATGATATAATTTACTTATC